CGCTTAAAGTCTATTGTCTTTATTGGCAATGGTACTGGAGCAACTTTTACTATCTATGATGGTACAGATACTTCTGGAAATATTGTTTATCAATTTAAATATTCGACAGCAGTTCAGCCATTTCAAGTATTGATTCCCGGTGAAGGCATTATTTGCCAAAATGGTATCTATGTAGTAGGAACAACTCTGTCTGCTCTTTCTATTACTTATGGCTAAGAAAACTCCTTCTCTCTCTGTTGGTAGAGGCGAAAAGCTTCCAGTCTCAAAAGGGGCTGGTCTTACCGCTAAGGGAAATGTTAAATGGAATTAACTTTTTGGAATATTTTATTATCTGCTGGACTTGCTGGTCTTGGGTATATTTTAAAAGATAAGTCAGACGAAATAAAACGTATTGACATTCTTTTGAACAAGACCCGTGAGGAAGTAGCTAAGGAATATGTAACTAAGGTGGATGTTCATCTTGATATTAATCGTGTCTTAGACCGCTTAGATCGTATGGAACAAAAGCTTGATACAGTTATTAAGGAAAATAGAATTCATGCCTAGTACATCAAAAAAACAGCATAATTTTATGGAAGCAATTGCTCATAGCCCTGCATTTGCTAAAAAGGTTGGAGTTAAACAGTCTGTAGGTGAGGATTTTGCAAAAGCCGATAAAGGCAAAACATTTAAAAAAGGCGGTGATATTGTGGGAAAATTATTTAAAGGTAAGGAAACTTACAAAGAAGAATTAGCAGAAGCTAAAGCAATTAAATCTGGAAAGATTAGTCCACGGCAATATGCCAGTGGTGAAGAAGGCGAAAAAAAGATGGCTACTGGCGGTAAAGTAGATCCTAAAGTGGTGGCAATGTTAAATGCACAAGCAAAAAATCGTCCTGTAGCTCGTCCACCAATGCGCCCACCAATGGCTCCTCCAATGGGAGCTGCCCCTACTCCTCCAATGTCAGTTCCACGTCCTCCAATGGCTCCTCCAATGGGAGCACCAATGGGAGCACCAACAGGAGCACCAATGAAAAAAGGTGGTGTAGCTCGTGGAGAAAGTTCCATTCAAAAGAAAGCTACTGGTACAGCTAAGATCATTAAAATGGCTCGTGGCGGTGGTATTGAGATTAAAGGCAAGACTAAAGGTAAATTTATCACCATGTGTGGTGGTGGAAAAGCAAAGAGATAATCATGGTTAAAGGAAAAACAAGAGCGTGAGACTTTCTCGTGGAATGGGAGCAATACTCCCTTCTAAGATGCCTAATGGAACTAAAAAGCCACGTAGGGATAATACTGACTTCACTCAGTATGCTGAAGGTGGAAAGACTTGGATCAAGGATGCCATTAAAAAGCCCGGTGCGCTGCGTAAAGAGCTAGGCGTGAAGGCTGGTAAGACAATCCCTGCTAAGAAGCTTGCATCGGCTGCTAAGAAGCCCGGTAAACTTGGTCAACGTGCTCGTCTCGCTGAGACACTCAAAGGACTTAAATGACCACTACTGGAACCACTGATTTCAATCTGCCATTCAATGAGATGGCAGAGGAAGCCTATGAGCGTTGCGGTGTGGAAATGCGTTCTGGTTATCAATTAAAAACAGCAAGACGCAGTTTAAACTTGCTAACAATTGAATGGGCTAATCGAGGTATTAACCTTTGGACAATAGAACAAGGAGAAATTCCTTTAGTAACAGGACAAAGTACTTATCCTATTCCATTAGATACGATAGATCTTTTAGACACCGTGATTCGTCAAAATCAAGCTACAACGAATCAAATTGACATTAGCATTACCCGTATTTCAGAAACAATGTATCTTCAAATACCCAATAAATTGGCTCAAGGAAGACCTATTCAGTTATGGGTTAACCGTCAATCTGGTGAATCTAACCTTACTACAGCCACTTTAAATGGTGGTATTTCTGCTACAGACACCACAATTACCGTTAGTTCTACTGCGGATTTAGGTTCTTCAGGGTATGTTTTGATTGGTACTGAGACTATCTATTATGAAAGTATTGCAAGCAATCAGCTTCAACTTTGTGCTCGTGGTCAAAATGGCACAACAGCGACTTCCCATTTAACGGGAGCAGTCATTTCTGTTCAAAATTTGCCTTGTATTAAGATTTGGAACACTCCTAATGCTGGCGGTGGATATACCTTGGTCTATTACAGATTACGCAGAATTCAAGATGCTGGTAGCGGTACAAAGGTAGAAGATATTCCTTTTCGCTTATTACCTGCATTAACCGCAGGATTGGCTTATCATTTATCTATCAAGGTTCCTGAAGCAATGGGACGAGTAGATATGCTTAAAGCGGCATATGAAGAACAGTGGTTAACAGCTTCTACGGAAGATCGTGAAAAAGCCTCACTACGGTTGGCTCCAAGACAGATGTTCTGGTAATGGCTACTCAGTACGCTAGTGGCAAATACAGCATAGCCGAATGCGACAGATGCGGTCAGCGGTATATGCTGAAAGAATTAAAAAAAGAGATTATTAAAACTAAACTCTTTAATATTAAGGTTTGTCCTGATTGTTGGGATCCAGATCAGCCACAGTTATCGCTTGGAATGTATCCAGTGTATGACCCACAAGCTGTTAGAGAGCCTAGACCAGACGTTAGCTATAAAGCTTCAGGACAAAGTGGATTACAAGATTTATTAACAGATAGTACCAGCGTTGAAGGAATAGGGTATCCAGAAGGTGGTAGTCGGATATTTCAATGGGGTTGGTATCCTATTGGTGGTGCTAGGGATAATGGTTTAACTCCAAATTATTTAGTGTTGAACTTTCAAGTAGCAAATGTCACAATATCAGTAACTTAAGGAGCAAATATGTCATTCAAATCAGGTGCTAACGGCATTGAAAAAAAAGGTAAAACTGTAGGTAAAAACTACGGTGATTCAGGTCCAGCAGTAAAACTAGAAACAGGTCCTGCAACTCGTTCTGGTGGTGGTAAATCCCAGATGGATATGAAAAAGTATGGACGTGGCATTGCGAAAGTAATGAACCAGAAGTCTGCTGGAAGGGGTCGATAATGGCTACTAATAAAACAATCAAAGCAACTCCAGCACAAGCCTATCCTTTAGGCAATGCTAAAAACAATAAAGACGCTAGTACTTATACTGGATTTAAGTATCCTACAGGTGGTGGTAATGACATTGAAATCTATAAACAACCAATGCAAAGCCCTGAAAATGGTGATATTGCTTATGCAACGGATCCAAATGCAATGAGTGCTAATGAATCTACTCCCGGTGGTATGCCATCCCGTAGGGTCAGTATTGGTAACAACACTCGTGGTGCTAAAACTGAAGGCATTACCATGCGTGGCTATGGTGCTGCTACTAAAGGAATTAAAAGCAGAGGTCCAATGGCATGAATTATGCTGAACTAGTTACTGCTGTAGAGGATTATTCGGAGAATACATTCCCTACTGTTGATATGAATCGCTTCATTGAGCAAGCAGAACAGAAGATCTATAACTCTGTTCAGCTTCCTGCGTTGCGTAAAAATGTAACTGGTGTAACCGTTCCAGCCAATAAGTATTTATCTGCTCCTTCTGATTATCTTGCTACCTTTTCTTTAGCAGTGATAGAAAACTATGGAACTGATAATGAAACCTATACTTATCTGCTAAACAAAGATGTGAACTTCATTCGTGAAGCGTTTCCAGCAACAAATGATACGGGTTTACCCCAGTATTATGGGTTATTTGGTCCGCAAACAACAATTCCAACTGACTTGTCGTTCATTCTTGGACCAACTCCAGATGCGGTTTATCGGATGGAATTGCATTACTTCTTCTATCCTGAATCCATTGTGACTGCTGGAACTACTTGGCTTGGAGATAACTTTGATACCGCTTTATTAAACGGCACTCTAATGGAAGCTATTACCTATATGAAGGGTGAGGCAGATATGGTTGCTATTTACCAAGGACGATATGTTGAATCAATGGCTCTTCTGAAACAATTGGGTGATGCCAAAGAGAAGGGTGATTCTTATCGTGATGGAATGCCTAAATACAAAGTCTCATGATAGAACAAACCATTACTACCTCGTTTAAACAGGACATTTTACAAGCCCTTCAAGACTTGTCTACAGATGTATTGTTTATGGCTTTATACACAGGAAATGCCAGTATTGGAGCAGATACTACTGTGTATTCTGTTGTAAACGAAGTCGTAGGAACGGGGTATTTGGAAGGTGGAAAACTTTGCCAAAATGTTACTATTAATACGTCTGGAAGCACAGTCTATATTAGTTTTGATAATTTATTATGGTCTCCTGCTTCCTTTACTTGTAGAGGTGCTTTAATCTACAATCAGACGAAGGGAAACAAGTCTGTTGCTGTTCTTAATTTTGGATCAGATAAGACTTGTATAGGTTCATTTACTGTGACATTACCTGCTGATTCAGCAAATAGTGCATTAATTCGTGTTTAAGGAGCTTACATGGCATTAGTAACTACTACCAAAGGCGATATGGACGATTCTTTGCTAGAAAAGAGAGAAGGATCTGTTGACAATGACATCGAATCCACAACTTGGACAGAATACTGGTTGGATGGTGAACTTGTTCATCGCTCTGCCCATGTAACTCTTAAAACATCACCTTTTTCTGGCGCAGAAACCGCTTCTTTAGGATAATAAAATGGCAAATACTCAATCAATGTGTACATCGTTCTTAGGCGAAGTCCTAGATGCGGTACACAATTTCTCTACATTAAACCCTGCTCGCTCTGCTGGTGTAGCAGATACATTTAAAGCTGCCCTGTATTTAACTACAGCTACTTTGAATGCTTCTACTACAGCTTATTCAGCAACTGGAGAGGTATCTGGTTCTGGTTATACGGCTGGTGGCGTAGCGGTAACGAATGCTACTAACCCAGCGTCTACCAATGCCTCTTCTACGGCTGGTGTAGGTTACTGGACTCCTTCAGCAGCTATTGTATATACAAGCGTAACGTTAGCTACTGCTTTTGACACAATGTTGATGTACAACTCTAGCCAATCTAACAAGGCTGTAGCGGTATTCACATTCGGTTCACAAACCATTACAGCAGGTAACTTTACTCTGACAATGCCTTCCAACACTACCACGACTGCTTTAGTGCGTCTGGCAACAACCTAAGCGAGTAATTTATGTCCCTTGGCTGGGGTGATGGCGCTTGGGGCAGCAATGGTTGGGGTGGCACACTTGGGTTAACTGGTGTTAATGCAAGTGGACTGGTAGGTACAGAAACACCCAATGTCACTGTTGCCCTAACGGGTGTTGTGGCGGTAGGTAACGTAGGTGTTGTAGTAGCGAATGAGAATCCAGCGGATACTGGTACTTTTGCTACAGGCTACGTTGGTACTGTCGCACCAAACTTATCCGTTGCTTTAAGCGGAGTAGTAGCTTCGGGATTAGTAGGTACAGTTGCAGTAGGTAAGACCGCCACTTTATCTGGCGTAGTAGCAAGTGGACTATTAGGTACAGTAGTAGCTAATAGCTCAGAAACAGAAACTGGTGATGTAGCACAAGGTTTTGTAGGAACAGTCGGTGTAAGCCATGATCAAGCGTTAACTGGTGTTAGCGCATCGGGCTTAACAGGCACAGTAGCAATTGATAAAACCGTAGCTCTTACTGGTGTAGTGGCTTACGGATACGATGGAACAGAAATACCCAATATTTCAGTAGCCATAACAAGTGTTTTAGGCTCTGGTTTAACAGGTTCTGTTTCAACAGAAAAAACCGCTACGCTTTCTGGCGTTGTAGGTACAGGCGTATTAGGTACATTAGTTGCCAATAACACATTAGCTATTTCTGGAATACAAGCTATTGGATCTACAGAAATAGTAGCTCCAGTTGTATCTCCAACATTGACTACTGTACTGGCAAAGGGTAATGTAGGGAATATATCTCCGGGTAAATCGACACCGATTACTGGAGTTGTAGCAACAGGGAATTTAGGAACAGTTGGCGTAACGAAGACAGTCACTTTGGTAGGTGTAAAAGCGAATGGAATACTTGGTCAACTTGGGTATTATTATTGGAGTGTGATTGACGATGATCAAAATGCTAACTGGGGTCAAATTAATGACGATCAGACTAGTGGATGGACCGATGTTGATGACACAGCAGATGCAAATTGGACAGATATAACAACGGTATAGGAATAAACAATGTCAACGTACTCCACAAATCTAAAAATTGAGTTAATCGGCACTGGGGAACAGGCTGGTACTTGGGGTGTAACAACAGACGATAACTTCTCAAACGTATTTGAGCAGTCCATTGTTGGTCGTGTAACCGTACCATTTACCGATGCGGATGTTACTTTAACAGCCACAAACAGCGTTTCTAGCCAGTCTTTCCGTAATGTTTATCTAAACTGCACAGGCACAAACACTGCTTCCCGTAACTTAATTGTTCCGACAATCAATAAGAACTATGTAGTCCAGAACAACACTACAGGCGGTTTTAACATTGTTGTTAAGACTTCAGCGGGAACAGGCATTACCGTACCTAACGGCAAGACTTGTACTGTTTATGCTGATGGCACTAACGTTATTCAGGCTTTTGACTATTTTCCAACAGCCACTCTTGGTAGCCCATTAATCACTACTAGCGGTGGTACTGGATTATCTTCTTACACTGCTGGAGATTTGACTTATTATGCAAGCGGAACAGCATTATCAAAGTTAGCTATTGGCACAAATGGTTATATCCTTAAATCTACAGGCTCTGCTCCAACTTGGGTAGACCCAACCACTATTATTGGTGGTGCTGGTGGCTCTAATACCCAAGTCCAATACAACTCTAGCGGTTCATTAGCTGGTTCTGCAAATTTTACATTTACTGGTACAAGTGTAAATATTAACGTTACGCTTACACAAGGTGGAAACTATGGTTATTTAGGAAATTATAATTCTGCTCCTAGCGGATTGGTATATCCACAACAAGGATTAGGTGCTGGTTTTGCATCAAACTTTAGTAGCGGTAATGCTGAAGTAGATATTTGGAATACAGAAGACCCTGCTATTTATACTAATACTGGTATTCGTTTTTTGCAATTAATTACAGCAAGCACTTATCGGGATTTGTTGTTTATTAAAAATAATGGATATGTAGGAATAGGAACTACCACCCCAACAAATACATTGCAATTAGCTACAGGTGGTTTAAGTGTTACTGGAACTTCCCCAGCTTTTACACCCAATGCCGCAATTATTGATGTTAATGGCAGTGGGTTTGCCCGTATAAATGCTACTGGTACTAATACTTCAACACAAGGAACAATACTTTTTAATACTTCAAGTTCAGATGCTAGTGTATTTAATGAACGGATGCGTATTGACTCTAGTGGTAATGTCCTTGTTGGTGTCACAAGTGCAAGTTATTCAGCGGCTAATCGTGGCGTTGTAAACATTGGTGGTTCTAGTGGTGGTTTGTTAGCTTTAATTAGTTCAACAAATAAATCATATTTTATTCAAAGTGGTGCAGATTTATTACTTGAAAATGATACTGCTAGTGGAAGTATGATTTTTGGTACAAACGCTTCTACAGAGCGTATGCGTATTGACTCTAGTGGTAGGTTGTTGGTTGGTACTACAACATCAGCATCAAGTAGGCTCACTGTTGATACTGCTGCAACCGGTGGATTATATGGTTTGTATGTTACAGGCTTTGGATATGGAGTTTCTGCTGGAGGAATATTTAATGCAACTGCTACCATACCTAGCGGTGGAAATGCAGATGTCTTATATTTTGCTTACAAAGGAACTACGGCTGGAAGCGTTACTCTTACAAATACTGGAACTCAAACAGCTTATGTAACAACTTCAGACTATCGCTTAAAAGAAAATATTGCACCAATGAAAGGTGCATTAGATACAGTATCAAAATTAAAACCAGTTACTTATGATTGGAAAGTTGGTGGTTCATCACAGGGCTTTATTGCTCACGAACTTCAAGCAATAGTTCCTGATTGTGTAACTGGCGAAAAAGATGCCGTAGACGAAGAAGGTAATCCTAAATATCAAGGTATTGACACTTCATTCTTAGTAGCTACATTAACTGCTGCAATTCAAGAACAACAAGCCCTTATCGAATCATTAACCACACGCTTAACCACATTGGAAGCTAAATGAACATATATACATGGCAAGTAGTACAGATGGATAGAAAGACTGTAGATGGTTTCGTAAATACAGTTCACTATTCCGTATCAGCTACAGATGGCGAATACACAGCTTCTACCTATGGCACAGTAGGTTACACACAGGGCGAAGGTTCTTATGTGCCTTACGCACAACTAACTGAAACCGAAGTAGTAGGCTGGGTACAAGAATCTTTAGGAAAAGACACAGTAGAAGCTAGTCTTACTGCACAAATTGAAGCTCAAAAGAACCCAGTACAAGAAACTGGACTTCCGTGGACCACTTTGGAAACACCTATTTAAGTTTTTTAACCGTAGTACAACTTAGGAGAATGACATGGGACAAGATAAAAAGACCCCCGTAATCATTGATGATGTAGAGTATATTTACGAAGATATGACTGATGAGCAGA